GCATTACCACCTACCTGTAGAGGATATGAACTAGTACCTTTAATAAAGGTATCACCCATTATGTCTGCACTCTTACATACATATATCTCTTCCTCAACCTGTAACTGTTGTACTGTAGTAATACCAGGTCTGACTAATACATTACCAGTAAACACCCTAATACTACCATGTGTTATCTCAATATCAGTATTCCTATCTGGTGTACCAAGAACATCAACGAAACTACCAATTAGAGTGGGATCTTCACTGTAATTGACATTATCCTTATATGCATAGGGTTTATTAGCGACATCAACCTTGACATCACAATTAAAATTTGTTGGGTTTGATTCAGATGCTGACATATCTATGTGTTAAATGTCTGGTTTTCATCACCAGTAGTAGTACCACCCTGTAATAGAGTTTTAATTTCAGTGCTAGCCACATCAATGACACCACTAGCATCTTTAAGTGCTCTACTGATATCTTTCTGTGCTTCCTCTGATGCTAATGTAGTAGCATCTGCTATATTTAACCTATCTGTTACTGCCTGTTTAATCTTACCAACTTGACTTGCCTTGAATCCTGAAGGTACAATAGAATCCATAGATGCAAGCATATCGCTAGTCATATTACCAACAGTAGCAGCAGCACCTTTACCAATACTTCCAGTCGCAATATTTTGAGCAATTCCAGTAAGAGCATTACCTCCCTTCTTAACACCAAGAAGAGATTTAGCAGAGGCAGTTAATGAACCTATATTACCTGCTGCCAAGTTCTTACCAATGCCTGTAACCTTACCTAATGCAGAACCTGCTCCTAATTTACCTATAGCAGCATTAGTTAAACCAGCAGTAGGATTCTTAAGTAAACCAGTTGCTTTATCAATAAGTTTGCCAGATGGAACCTTATCTAACACCTTATCAATTCCAGGTATACCACCACCAAGTTGATCAGTAATCTTACCAGTAGCTTTATCTACTAGACTACTAAATCCACCAAACCCTGAACTACCACCAATCTTAGATTTAAGACCAGTCAATGCCTCACTAACTTTGTTAGCACCTTCTCCTTCTATAAAGTTTGTAAGATCTGATAAGGGACTTTCAAGACCTAGGGCAGCTTTTTCAATTGCCTTTTCTATTGCTTCAGTACCACCAATATCAGGAACTGTAATACCAAGATCTTGAAGACTTACTCCCATACCATCTGCTGCTGCTCCAGCAACACCAGCATCACCAAGAGGACCAGCACCTAGAGATGTCTCCTGTGTCTTAGGATCAAAGAATTTAGCTATACTATCATCAGGAACATAACTGTTAGCAAGAACCTTAGCACCCCATGTCTTAGGTACAAGATTACCTTTTTTACCATGTGATGATATAGTATTACTCTTTAATAATATACGACCTGTACCTGCCTTGATATTAACATTCCTACCAGCATTTAAATCAATGTCTCTCTCTGCATGGACACCAATATCTTTAGCATTAACACGAACTCTACCTCTATCAGCATTGATAGTGATATCTCCCGTAGCAGCACTTACTCTAATGTCAACACTATTAGGATTATTCTTATCTCCTGCTCTAATTTCAATAGACTTATCACATGCCATACGACCTAATCCAGATCCATGACCATGAGTAATTAGAAATACTTCCTCATTATCATTGACAGCATAGATCTTAAAGGTCTCTGCACCATCTCTACCAATTAAAGGACTACCAGATTCTATACGGAAATGAGATCCCCGTGCATCAATAATCCTCCTACCCCAATTTGCTGTATTATCTTCTGCCATTATCCTACACAGTCCACAACTGTTAGTACTTCACCCTGTCTCTCTGGTAGTGTACCAAATATAGGTCGAATAACTGCACCAGTTCCAGTAGATGTAATTATTCTCAAAACTGGTGCGGTCTCAAACTTAAGGCTATTTAGAACCTTAACAGCATTGATTCCTCCAGTAGCAGGGTCAATAACAAGTTCAAATGTCTGTCTATCCTTAAGGTTAGAAACAGTAATTCTCTTACCAGGTTCAATAAGATCCATATATGGATCAGGAACATCTGATGGTAACTTCTCTCCTGTTGTTGGATCAGTTCTTACAATCTCTGTAGAGATTCCTGTCTGTCCATCTACATCTGGTAATCCCTGATCATATACAAATACAGTTTCATCAATCTTATCTCCTGGTGTATATCCAGTACCAGGATCCTCAACATACATTGTAGTGATGCCAACATTATTATCAATTCCATCATCATCAACAATAGGATATCCTTCACCTACACTAGTTATTATTGCACCAATAACCTCTCCATCCTTATTAATAATTGCTTCACCATGAGCACCATATCCCTTACCACACTTATCTGCGAAACTAATGGCAGGTGGTGACTTATAATTTCTACCAGGAACTTTTATATCCACACCAATAATACTTGCAGTCCTACTAACACTATCAGTTAATGAACGCAATCCTGATGTATTATCAATAAACTTACCTAACACTACCTTACCAATAGCACCAATACCACCACCACCAAATATTTGCATGGTAGGATTACCACAGTTCTGTTTACCACCAGTACAAGATCCACCAGCAGAAAGATCTTCAATCAATCCAGATATTCTACCAACACTACCAAGACTATTAGTAATTCCAGATGGTATCAAATTACCAAACTGACTCTTAACTAAACCACCAACAAGACCACCAGGATTCTTTAATGCACCTGTTATTCCCTGTACAGTATCAGTTATACCACCAATAGCACCTGAAATATTATCAATAGAACCAGCAAGACCGCTAACACCACCAGCAAGACCGCTAACAGCACCTTTAACACCACCGCCCTTAGACTGCTTATTCATAGCATAAGAGACATAACTAAATGGATCAGCACCCTTCTCCATAGGTCCACCAGATACCTCATACTTTCTGATAGGTGGACACTTATCCTTATTAGTCTGTCCACAATCTAAGAATCCAGAGAAGTCATCTAATGCAAGTGCTGTACCTCTTAATAGATCTGCAATATCTAAACCAGGTGCTAATATATTACCTAGATTAGCAAGTGGATTTTTTAAACCATCTGCAATCTTATTAGTAATACCATTTAAAAAGTTAGCAGCAAAGTTAGTAGTAACACAACCTGCTATACCAAGACCTGAAGCAAGTAAATCCTTCAGCATATCTGATACAGTACCTCTCAATCCTTCTACTACCTTATTAGCAACACAAGATAGAGCATTCTCTGCATTTTTAATCTTAGGAATCTCTCCAATCTGTGCTGCTCTACCAGAAGCATGAGCAACTGCATATGACTGTGGAGTATTACCTAACTGAGAAAATACCTTTCCAAAGGTGTTATCATATAATTTCTCCAATCCTTCCTGTAACTTAGGTTCTAAAGTATCGTAGGTAACATCCATCATTCGGCCTACAAAACCATTTGCCTGAGTTTCTATTAGATCAGCAACTGCATCAATCTCGGCCTCTAACTTCATTCCCGTCAGACTAAATTGTTCTATTCTCTCTGCCATATTCTCTATAGCAGTAGACATTCTAGAAATAGAAGTTGTACTACATGTGTCTGGAGTAATCTCTTTACGACCAGATCCATTTTGATCTACATATTGTCCTTCGTTAGCACTAGTATTTGTTATCTGTGAATTAGCATTCTGTTCACCACTCTGCTCTGTCTTAACCTTTAATCTTTTTGGAGTCCACTCAGTAAATCCTGAAAAAGGAACAAATGGTTCTGAATAATCTTGATCTCCTTTGTTTAGTTCAACACCAGTTGCTCTACCAAAGTGACCTAAAATAGCAGGGATTTGTGCTTCATCACCATCCATAAAGAATCCAAATACAATGTCACCCTGCTGCAACATTGTAGAGGTTGAGTAGTTAGCACCACCACTACCTGCGGTAGTTGGTAGCATACACATTGCCCAAGGCAAATCCTCATTCTTTATACCTTCCTCTGTATCATCAAAGGGATGATACCCCATAATACGAACTTTATATCTGTATGCCCATCCTGCACCCTCATTGATCTGATCTTTCTGATCTTCCCTAGGGGCAACTTGACCGATCCACCAACGGAATCCGTCTCTGCCCATAAATTGACTTTTTCCTAGGAGAGATTCTTCTAACATTAGTCGTCGTATACTCTACATTCAAATGAATCAGGATGGTTATCACAATAAACTTCTAGATGCTTATCTTCATGGCGTGTGTGCCAGTCATTAATCTTAGCATCACCAGGATTCTCTTCATCCTCTTCATGAGCATGAAAAGCATCATTATGAAGTTTTAAATCTTCCTCAGTATATTCTATCATGCCATGATTGACATGTTCTTTATGATCCTTAGGATCTATATAGACCTCATGGTTGAGATCGTGATTAGGAACTTTGGTGCTCATGATGCTACTTTAGTTTGGTCGCCTGAAGTATCCCTAAGGATCTTCATAGCTGAATAAGATTTATTACCACTAAAAAAGTGAGTAATTTCCTTAATAGTATATAGACCCGACTGGGACTTGTCAACATCGTCATCAGATGATACTTTAGCGAATTCGCACCTAATTTTATCTCCTGCCTCAAGACCAATATTAACCGCTACTGTGATCATTACAGTCTGTGTAAATAGACTTCTATATCTCCACATAGATTGTGCAATATCATGCGTCTGAGGTTGAACAACTTCACTATCAACTGCTGGTTCTAAACAACCAGTAGCATTAATTCCAGATATGATTCTATGTGCCATATATGGTCTCTTCCATTCAGGATCTGCTACTTCTGGTACTTCTCCTGGTTCAGAACCTAAATGCTTTCCACCCATAGTACCCCACTTTTCCTTGAATGCACTATCATATCCAGTAAATCCAAAAGTGTGTGGATTAAAATATATTCTATAAGTAGAATATTCTCCACCTCTTGCAGAAGCTTCAACATCACCATGATTCTTAATTGTTGCTGTTAATAACTTTTCAAAATTTTTCTCAACATCAGGGTGTGCTGTATCCATAATACGATTATAATAATATGTCATTTTTACTTCTTGTTTAATCAAAGATTCTATTGACTTAAACTTAAAACCTTTCCATGTCTGCCAGAAGAAAAATCCAGCAGTATCTTGTTTAGATTCTACAGGTATTGCTCTAGCAGCAAGCATAGGAGCAAGAGTAAAAGGTTTTCTCATATTACCTATAAAATTAATAGGATTTTTACTCTCCTCAATATCAGTAGTTGACTCATCAACCTGAAGTTTTTTTAAAAAATCCTTTATAAGTTCACTAATTTTTTTTCCTAAGTATTTCTGAATTATTCTTGTATTTTGATTAACAATAGATTCTTTAGATACCAGTCTTAATGTAAATATCTCTTTCTGTTTTTCTGCAACATAATTACTTACTCCATTAACATACATTGTTAATTTAAAATCTCCTGCCTTCTTCTTTACCAGTTCATATGGAGTTGTAATAGATATCTCTATCCTTTCTCCACCTCTAATACCAATCTCATTAAATACACCCTCAACACCACCAGCACCTTTGACAGCAGAATTCACTATAGTTAAATTTGCTGTAATTATTGGAGAAAATATATCTTCAAAATATTGAAATTCGACAACACCCTGCTTCAAGTCTTTCTTCTTACTCCCATCAATGGAATAAATTAAAAAACTATTATACTCTGATCCTTGTGTCGGAGAAGCTAATGCCATTATGTAAAGTGACTATTTGCTGTATGTAACATCTCAATTACATTAGGTCCAGAAGAGGAAGCAATCTCACCACCTCCATCACCACCCATTGTCATTGGTATTCCAGAACCATTATTATTATTTATTATAGGCATAGGAACCTCTACCACCTTTTTACCATTATTAAGAGATAGATCTGATGTTCTTGTCGTAGTAGTAGTAGCTGAGAATGTGCTTGTTCCTTTATAATGCCCTGAATCTCTGATTATCTTTTGTTCGTCTGTTAATTCTCCAGCTTCTAGTTTCAGGTTTTTAAGTGTGCCTTCGTATATACGAAGGCGATTTTCTTGGAAATTTATCTTATGTACATTTCTACCTTCTTCCTTCATTTTTTTAACTAAAGCTTTTTGATTTTTAATCATTACTACCAATTCTTCTTGCGTCAATTTTCTTGTTTCTTTCTTTGCTTTTAAAAACTTAGCTGCCTTCTCTGATTTAGTCTCTGTAGGTATAATTTTATCATCAGTATTCTCACCACTAGTATCTGTATCAATAGGTACAATTTCAAAATTCTTCTTTTGATTAGTATCTGAAGAATTTATTATAGATGAAGTGTCAGCATTATCACCAGTGATAGCACCATCTAACTGATTTCTAAATTTATTATATGCTTTTTTTACTGATTCTTCATCTAGATCTTTACCAAGCAATCTTTCTATTATAACTTCAAATTCTTCTATAGTAGTTTCATCATTAAGTTTATTTGCTACTAGAACACTTTCTCCCATCTTATCCTGATTTTCAGGAGTAAATAAATCATCACCTGATAAAACAGCAAGATTCATTTTCGTTTTAAGAGTTTTAGGATCAAATCCATATCTCCCAACACTAGCAGCATCCATCTGCATTATTTCATTAATAGTCTTCTTAGTAAGATCCTCATCATTTCCATCACCAACAGAAGTATAAGATGCTTTTTTATTATCAGCAAGCATATCTAAAATAGACTTATAATTGACATGCAGTAATTCTTCTCTCTCACCACCATTATTTTCTGGTGCATGATATTGATCATTAAACATTTCTTTCTGTTGATCTGCTGGAAGAATTTCATTCCTACCTCTATCACCATAAAGAGTTTCATTACTAACATCTGCATCACCCTGCTTACCATAATTTGTAATCAATTTTCTAATATCTTTAAAAGAATCTAGCATATTATTATTCGCATCACCTAGATTCTTTTCCATCTCTCTAAACTCTGACTTTAACTTATCCTCACTATCAAGAAAATCCAATTTCTTGATATTTGCCCATACCTGTTTTAAGACATCTCCAATCTCTTTAAAAGCAGTCGTTAACCAATTCCATATACTCTTCACCGTCTCAATAATTGGTTTAATCTTCTGTATAATACTTTCAATAGCTTTAATTATCTGAGGTAACTTATCAGCAATATATCCAACAATTACCCACCCAATTGCTCTCATAAATCTACTCCACCAACTACCCTTCTTCTTACTCTTTTCATCTGAAGCATTAGGTTTAGTAGGATCTGCGTTCTTTGCTTCAAGAAATGCCTCTTTATCAGACTTCTCTCTACTATCCATCAACTTCTGAGCATTAACAGTATCTGTAAGTCTCTGCTGCTTCTCCATCTTAACTTTCTTGGCAATAGATTTCTTAAGACCAAGAGTAGTCTGTCGAATTGCTAACAATCCGAAAGAGACAACCTGTACAAAATCTTTTTCTGGTATTAATTTTGTCATGTTAGATAAGTATTCTCAAAATGAACTAGATAACTATTGGATGAATTCCTTGTTACAAGAGCAGGGAGATTTCTATTCTCAGCATTACCAATAATATCAGTATCATCCTCAGGATCCACATCATTTGTGTCTGTATCAATAGGTACAATTTCAAAACTAGTTTTACTAGTATCTGAAGAAGTTTCTATAGATGACTTGTCACTATTATTAGCAGTGATAGCACTATTCAAATTCTTATCTTTTGTTGTTACAGTCTTCATACCCTTTTGGGTAGTTCCAGGTGTACCACTAGTAGGTGTAACGGTAGTATTTCCGAGAATAGCTTCAGTACCCTGTGGCATATACTTAGCACCATCCATAACATTTGTAGATGGATATACCTTCTCTAATATTCTTGCCAACTGTTCATATACAGCAGGATCCCTCATCTCATCATCAGCAGTACCTAACTTACCATCTTCACCAGGATGATACTTAGATGAGAATGATCCATCTTTATTTTTCTGTAAAGAAACATTCTTAGCAACAGAATCAATAATTCTCTGATGTTCAGGAGATAAACCCTCTTTAAGAGTAGTAAGCTCCTTATAAACTGCATCAAATTTAATTTCTTGTTCTTTAATTCTCTCTTGAATAGTTATCTTTTCAGTTGCAGGAGTATTTGGATTATTTAATTTCTCTCTTAATTTGTTCTGTTCATTCTTAATACCACTAATATCTCTATAAAGACCTTGTATCCTTACAAGAGCAGCAATATCTTGTGGGGTTTCTCCACCTGATTTTCTCAACTCCTTGGCAGTATTCATCAAATTCTCATCCCCCTTCATAATATGCCATTTCTTATCCTCTTTCATAAATCCTGGTACTGGGGTTTTATTCTCATATCCAGCTTTCCTATACCTAGGATCACCAGTTCCCCAATATCCTTGCTCTAATGCTCTTAACTGCTGAGTCCATTCTCTTATTTCACTATTAACCTTCATCTCATCAAGAATATTAAACCCTTTCTCATTCTTTTTAGCCTCCAATTCTGCAATTCTTGTCTTCATAGTCTTAATTGCTTCCGTCCTATCACCTCCTGCCTTTGATACCATTTCATATATTTCCTTATCTGGTCCACTCTTAGCCTGCCAATCCTTCATCTTCCATGCTAATACAGCTGCAATTCCTAAAAGAACAACTGGATTCATCAAAAGAGCTAGTGTAGCAGGAATAGCTGTAATAAGACCACCAATAAGAGCACCAATTCCACTCACGATCAGACCTATCCCACCATTTAAAGCAAGAAGTACCCCACCAGCGATTAAAGTTCCTTTTATAACCTCATTCTTCAACTTATTAAAGGTACTCATATCTCCATCTTTCCATGCTTCAAGCATCTTACCACCCTTATCCGCTAACCATCCTAAAAAAACAAGACCAAGAGTCTCAAAGAACTTACTAAAAGCACCTTGAGCTTTCTTAGCAGTTGCTTTAACAGGTTTTATAATGGAGTTTTGAATTCCAGCCTCAATAAAATTCTCTGTCTTATTCTTTTTAAGGTTATCTTGCTGTTTCTTAGCATTAGTATCAGCCTGTATTGCTGCAGCCTGATCTCCTTGAGCATCTGCCTCTATTAATTGCTTTATACCTAATAGATTCTTGTTAATATGACTAATACTTCTAGTTACTGATGCATAATCCCTAGTGCTTATCTTCCCACTACCCCCTTGAGCAGATTGTACTTTCTGCTCTGGCGTTCTACTAGACTTTGGAAATACAGAAGTTGCCTTAATTGCCATTACATCCCTGAGTTAGCTGCCTGATTCTTAAGATTTTCTTCCTCGATGAACTGTTTAAGTAGAGAAAGATAAATTTCTCTCTCCCAAGGAATCATATTCTCAATATCACTCAAGCTATATTTATGATGCTGCATGAGGGCAAAGTTGATCTTGTAGTATGAAACAAGATCCTCATGCAACATCGCTAGTTGAAAAAAGCTGCTAATCCCTCCAATGGAATAGTATTTTCAACTTTAGTTTTAGGATTAACTACCTTAATTTCATGGTATAATCGTGGCATTGTAGCAAAGAATTTTTCTAATTCTTTAAACTGCTTAGAACCTAATTGCTCTAAGAATGTTATAATTTCTTTCTTAGTACAATCCTTGGCATCCCAAGTTTCTTCATCATTAAAGATTATATCTACACAACTAGAGATCATATCAAATGACTGATCCAATCCAACATTTTCTACATCAAAATTTTCTTGAATGAATTCATTCAATGAAGGATACTTCATCCTCATAGAAATAGTCTCATCCAATTTAATATCTTTGGTATGTTCTGGATCATGAATGACTTTAATCTCATCCAAGTTTACGGTTGTCTCTACTACAGTTTCACCATCATCAGGACAAGTTACCTTAATATCTACAGACTCACCAACTGATTTGCCCCTAACATTAAGGAATAGATATTCAATATCAAATGTAGATAATTTCTCAATCTTAATACCTCTAGTTAAAATACAATTATTAAGAACCTGTTTAACTGCGGTAGCAATATCCTTAATCTCATTACTCTCCATAGCAATGACAAGGATCTTTTCTTCTTTAACTAGAAATGGTCTATAACGAATCTTCTTTTTAGAAGATGGGATCACCAACTCATAGGTTGGCGAATTAATCTTAGGTAGTGGCATCAGTTTTTCCTTTAATTATACCACATATGTAAGCCAATGTGGATTTAAATGCATTGCCGTCTAACTCATCAAACATAAACATATTCAAACGAAATGCATAGTTTGCCTCAGAGACAATAGCAGAGACCTGTGATTCAGTCACTGGCAGTGTATTTAGTGTAGCACGGTAATTATTTTTATATTCTTTTTTATTCTCTATCTCAGGGAACTCATAGAAGTCTAACCCACCATCATCTAACTTAAGAGCGTTCTGAGCAATATTTCTAAGGATCTGACCCCCAGAGAGATCACCCAAATATCTAGTATAATGATGACCCACAAGAAGTTCAGTCTGCTCATGTGCTACTTCACGAATACGGTTAACATACTTTTGACATGCATCAGTAGGATAGATTGTGTTTGCCCAATCCTTTCCATAAAAATACTCACAGTCTTTTGCTAGATTACGATGTCTATAAAGTTCCTTCATGTTCAATGGTCCTACAATAGGATCATCTTTTAATCGAAGAACTTCTACCTCCATCGCCTGATAGATGAAATAGTAGTTAGCAACAAGTTGCCTATAACCTTCTTTACTTACTACTCCACGAAGAAATGAGGATACAAACTTTGTATTCTCTGCTGCTGAATGAGACTGTTTAGTCCCTTCTTTAAGTTGTTTCGCTAGTGCCATGTTAAAATGTTAGTGGATTATTTATGCCAGATCGGAAATGCTTGCATCCTGATTACTTTCAACCCCAAAGGTAGTTGCTAGATCCATACTATTATTAAAGTCGAAGTTACCATAGATGGATTTAGAAGGCATCCATGTAGTATCTACCGCTTCAGTTGTATCTGATACTTCTGCTCCAGTTGTGATTTGTGCTCCAAGAGCACCATCATTCTGAAGTCCTGTACCAGCAGATCTGCGACTAGCACTATCCATTGCACCAAAGTAATACCGATCATATGCAAAGGTTACTGTACATTCTAGCACTCTATTGCCATTGTATGCAACAGGCATAGAAGTTACATTAGTAGGGAAGGCATTAAGGAAGGTATACTCTATATTTCTGAAGTGATCTTTGTTAAATTTCTGTATTCTTATAGTATCTACTTTATACTTCTCTGGATACTGCATTCTCTGATAGTATCCCTTCTCTATTCTATTATTATACTGCCCCTCTGACCCCATATTAGCACCAGATGCAATAAACTCTTGCCATAACTCAAAAAATTGAATTACTCTATAATCAGTATCCACATAAAAAGTCATAGCAGTATCAGTATAGATTCTGGTATGTGCAAACTTCTCTACCAATCCCATTCTATTACCTTCAATCTGTGAAGTACCGAATGATGTTGCAGGTAATGATGCGGAATTACATAACAATCCAAGATCTCTACTGATAAAAAAGTTATTAACAAGAGGAGCCCTAGTGGTTATATAACCTCTAAGGTTAGTCATTGCCCCAAATCCACTAAAAAATACTTCATAATGGTTGGTTGTGGCAACCTTCTGAAATAAACTTACAATTTGCTTTGTCTTTTTGACTCTTGGATAACGGGTCACAATAAATACCTAACAGTGGTTAATATATGATATGGCGTATTCAGGAAGGTTTAAACCAACTAATATTACAAAATATCGAGGAGATCATCGTAATATTATTTATCGTAGTTCCTGGGAAAAGGTCTTTATGAAGTATTGCGATAAAAATGATAACATTATTGAATGGGGTAGTGAAGAGGTTATTATCCCTTATAACTCACCCATCGACAACCGAATCCATCGTTACTTTCCAGATTTTTATATAAAAGTAAAAGATTTATCAGGAAGACCTAAGAAGTACATCATCGAGATAAAGCCTAAGAAACAGACCCAGGAACCAGTCATACAAAGGGTTAAGACCAAAAAATATGTTAGAGAGGTTATGGAATATGCTAAAAACAGTGCTAAATGGGATGCAGCTATAACTTTTTGTAAGGATCGTATGATGGAATTTAAGATACTGACGGAGGATAATTTACCAGTATGAGCAGGTTGCAACCAATTGTAGATAAAATGACTGGGTTGAGAGATTCGGAAGAAATTATGCTGGAAATTTTAGATGTCTTACAAGACTCTAAAGTTATACTACCTGAACCAGGTAATTATTATACATTCGTCTATCTAGCAAAGACTCCCAATATAGAGTATGATGAATTTCCTCTAATAGCATGTATGGAGTTAAAACAATGGGGTATTAAAGGTTTTAACTATCATTGGGGTGAAATGAGAAACTATACATGGGCAGAAGTGGTAGGAGAATTTCATGAATTAGAAGCTGGACAAGAGTTAGAAGACGCAAGATCACTAGGATATGCGAAATTCAAGCTAAATACATAAAAAGATAGTCTGTAGTGTCAAATCCTACTTTTAATTTTACAGAGAGTTTAGTAGATAATTGGTCCTCCTCTAATAAGACCAACGCAAGAAGGAGGGGGGAACCTTTGAGGTATCCGTATGATATTATTAGTAGTACAACAGATTATTTTAAAATAGAAATTTTAAAATACCCCAAAAGTTCTAGTAGTAAAGGATTTGGTACAAACATTGGCAATGATCTTAGTAGTCTTACTAAACAGGTAAGTGATGGAGGTGGTGGTGTAGCAGAGCAAACTATTATATTGCCCATGCCAAATGCGATAAGAGATAGTAATGGTGCTGGATGGAACACAGGTCAAATGAATGATATCCAAGCTTGGTTAGGTGGTAAAGCTGGTAAAATAATGGAAACCAACAGTCTTGGTGAGGCATTTAGTGCAGCAGGAACTGTATTAACAGATCTTAAAACATCATTAATAAAGGATGAAGGTTCAACAACAGATGGAAGAGGAAACGATCTCATCAATTTAATTAAAGCAAAAGCTGTAGCATCTGCTGCTAACCTTATGGGTGGAAATATTAGTGCAGAAGGTATGCTCAAGAGGTCTTCAGGACAAATAGTTAATCAGAATGAAGAGGTACTATTTGATTCTGTTAATATGAGAAACTTTTCATTTAGGTGGGATATGACACCTAGAAGTCAGACAGAAGGAGGAGTTTGTAAGGAGATTATAAGAACACTAAAGCAAAGAAGTGCTCCTAAAAGAGGTAAAGGTAGAACAGGATTCTTAAATGCTCCTGATATATTCAGAATATCTTACATGTCAGGATCATCTAAGCATTCGTTTCTGAATAGTTTTAAACTAGTTGCTTTATCAAAACTGGAAACCACTTATACAGCATCTAATACATATGCAACATATCCTGATGGTACACCTGTTCATATGTCTATGAGTATGACCTTTAAAGAACTTAATCCAATCTATGCTGAAGATTATGGCGAAGGTGGTTCATTTAAACTTAAAGGAGTAGGATACTAATGGCTAGTCACTATTTTTCAAATCTGCCCAACATACAATATCGCAACCCTCTTTCGAGTAGTTACGATAGTGAGAATTATGTTACCGCTAAAAATTTGTTCATTAGAACAAAGATAAGAGATGATGTACTTCCTGACATATCCTTCTTAAGGTCATACACTATTGAAGATAGTGAAAGACCTATGGATGTTGCTGAGAAAATTTATGGTGACCCTATGTATGATTGGGTTGTTATGATAACTTCTAATATAATTAATGTTAGAACTGACTGGCCATTAAGTAGTAAATCATTATATGAATATTGTGCAGACAAATATGGTGGTGATCTAAATGCTACTAGATTCTATGAAACCAGAGAGATTAAAGATAAGCAAGGAAGATTAGTTATGCCAGGAGGTAAAAAAGTTGATAAAACTTTTACAATACCTCATCCAGATAATCATAATATTACATTATCTGGTGACGACTTAGTTTTAGGAATATCTAACTTCCTAGCAGAAACTAGAGAAAATGAAAATAAAAGAAATATTAGATTAATGCGAAGAGAATATCTAATTGGATTTGTTCAGGAGATGGTAGAGGAACTACAATATGTACCATCATCTCAGACAAGAAATCGTGAATTAAAGAGAGCAGGTTAACGAAGTTTAGGACCACTAGCCCATCCTACTAAAACATATCTAATTCCTTCTGTTACTGGTTGTGCTCTATGAGGACATCTAGCATCAAAAACAATACATGCACCTTGAGGGTTTGGTATCTGACAATGCTTATTAAAATAATCCACAATAATTAACTCTCCACCCTTATAATCAGAAGGGTCAGAGAGTTGAACGCTCATCGATAATTTTCTCCAAACATTTTTGTTAGGAGCAACACCATAATCACAGTGCCAGTCAAATTGACCGCCAGCACGATATCTAAGAATTTGAAACTCAAAGGTATTAATATCAAACTCGTAATGCTTACTATTAACTACATTAAATAATGACTTACCAATAACTTCAACATCTGATCCACTCTTAGGACAGTGAACATCACATATCCTATAATCATCTCTAGGATCTATCCCTCTAGTAGGATCAGCATACCCAGATTTTTCAGGTATCCAATACTCATCAGTATCTGGTATAGTAGTAAGATATCTATCTAATCTAGCTATAGCATCATCATTTATTGAAAAAATATAAAAAGGGTCTTCATGAGACCTATTCATGACCTCATCGGTCTGTGCTCTCTCACTGAGAGTCTTTACCTTGTTCATTACAATAGTGCTTCAAGTTGGGATACATTAGTAGCGTTAGTAATTGATGTATATGGTACTGAGGGATTTGATTTAAGTGATGCAGATTCCCCTTTCATATCTGCTATTGCCTGAATATCTGCATTCTCTTTCTTAGTAGCAAGATATCTTGTCTCTAAAATTTCTTTAGTAATAGTCTTGGCATCTGCTAATTCAGCAATAACATTCTTACTGTCATGGTAATACTTCCATGCTGATCTAAATGCAGTATTGGGCAAATCGGATGCATCAATTAAAGAATACTCTGAAGCAGAGATATCTTTAGTAATGATAGCATCATCCGATAGAGTGCAATCCACCGTGGGGATTACTACTCTACACTTGCCATCTACGCCATTAAAGACTATGACTTTATCCCTTGCCATTATGAGTTAGCTGCTGATGCAACTACTATACTCTTTGCCCAAGGATAAGCGATTAAAACTTTGTTTCTAACATCAGCGTCATCTTTGCCATAGATATCAGCTTTTGTAGTATTAGCATTATTACCATCGTCAAAAGTAACGATGTAATGATCTCCTTTGTATGCTGCCATTTTTCTGTTTAAATTGTACAAAAAAGAGGGAGTAAACTCCCTCTGGTTATTTATATTACTCTTCAGCTAACTGCTGGAAGTATGATAGTGCATCATCTTCTTCTGCTGGTGGTGCTGTACGACGAGTCTGAATTTCCTCCTCTAACTCTTCTTCTACACTAACTGCTTTCTTAGCAGGTGCGGAACCAAGTTTCAGAACTGCATTAAGACGAGTCTTAAGTTCATCATAAGATTTGAACTGAGATGAATCAACAAGTTCTGCGAGAGAATACTCCTTCTTCCAGAGTGCCTCTAGAGCATCATCGTCATCAAGTAAAGGACTAACTGCAGCAAACTCAGAACTGTCATAGTTCCAGTATCCTGCTACCTTCTTAATCTTGACTTTAAAGTCTGCTCCCTGCCAGAAGTCAAAAGGATTAATCGGTGACTCATCCTCGAATTCTGGTTGCATAGCACCCATGATCTTATCAAAGATCTTCTTACCAAACTTATAAAGGAATACTTTTCCTTCATTATCTGGATTTGCTGGATCCTTCACAACATAGATGTTGGTGTAGTAAGAAAGCTTACGCTTTTGCTTACGAGCAATCTCTTTATCAGAATCAACTCCACTATTCCATAGAGTAGTATTGAATTCAGAGACTGGATCCTTCTGGTTCACTGTAGTAAGTGAGTTCTCAATATACCACCCACCTGGTCCTTGGAAGGCATGGGAGTATAGTTTTACCCAAGGAAGATCTTCTCCATCTGGTGCTGGTAGAAATCTTATTACTGCGTATCCGTTACCTGCTTTATCGACTTCAGGTTTCCAGAGACGGTCATCTCCTTTGTTAGTGGAATTGGTCTTTTCGACCTCCTTAACAAGTTTGGCAGTTAGACTACCAAGAGATGATTGCTTTTTAAGCGATGCGAACGACATAGATTTGGCCTGTGTAATTGGATTTGGCTTTTGTATGAGTCTATTATAAGCCACTCATCTTGCTTTGTCAATTCCCTTACGAACCTTATCGAGGGTTAGTCTCATGTTCTGAAATAGGACATTGCAGTCAACATCCCTAGGGAACCCCATTAGTATAGCAGATTGCCGAACATTGTCAGCTATCTCCTTAGCACGAGGGTCATCAGAGAGTTTCATACGAGTATAAAGGATTTGCTGTTTATCCAACAGGTCATCCAACATCTCTAAGTGATCTATCTGTTCATCAAGGGGAAGTTCTGGAAACTTAAAGACTTGGGAGTATATTTCCTCCTGCATCTCATTGATAGTCTCCATCTCATCTTTAACTATGTCTGAATCAAAAAAATCACTCATTTAAACACTCCTTAGACACTACTATTTATCTGTATTATATCATAGTTGCGACCAAAATAACCCTACGCTTATGTTCGGGAGTCTTCATATAATGCTCTCCAGAAAAGACAATAGCATCATCTTCTTCAGGTGAATATTCCTCTCCTTGTACAAAAGTAGAACCACCTGCACTAGTAAGATATATGATAAAATTCTTATGAGGAAAATGATGATCTACATGAGGAAAAGAGGATGTAACCACTTTCTCTGGATGAACACAATTAACTGATAATCTCAGTATACTATTAAAATCATAGTTATTATGTTCTAATATTTCAGTCATTACTTTAACAACACTACCAACCTCATGAGGGTCTTGTACTGTTACAGGATATTTTGCTATCTCTGGTCTTTTAATAAAAGCTCTAGTATAAAACGGTACACTTCTATCTGAATAACCACCTGGAAACTTTACACCCCCTTGAGCATTATAAGTCCAATAGAAATCAGGTCCAAGAACCCATTTCTTAAACTCATTATAATGAGGGGTCTTTGGATTAGAGAGGGAGTTTAGCACGAGTAGTTTTCTTCATAAAGTTTAACTGTTGAGCATCACACTTTAATTTCTCCTTAAGAGGTTTAGAAATTAACTTAGTGATAGAATCAATTTCAATATTATTCTCCTCACAGAATAATACTATAGCATCAATATAATTAAGATTTTCATTCTTAACAAGTTTCTCAATCTCTTGAGCAAACTTGGCAGAATTCATAAATTTTTTACCTAGTGCTTGTGTAAATTCATTTTCCATGTAATTGAAGTTGGTGGGTTAGGAAGTTTTCAATGTAAGTAACGAGTAATCTCATATATTTCATCTTATCTCGCTCCTCATAAACAACACAATCACCGTCTTCACATGCCATAATAATGACTAGTTTCTTAACAGCAATACCTGTTAGTTCATAATACATACACGCATATGCTGCTGCCTGTACAAAGTAACCATCGATCCATGCTCGTGGTTTTGGTTTCTTAGAAGTCTTAAAGTCAATGACTGCTAATTCTCCCTCATACTCTGCAATACAGTCTACTGTACCAGCAACACCCAACTCTTTACTATAAAGAGATCCCTCTAAAGAGTGGATGTTGTCAATCTTATTAAGAGTAGGTTTAGCAATCTTAAACAACATATCTCCCATAGGTGCAACCTTGGGAAGATCTTCATTCAATAGATAATGCTCTGTCATGCTATGCATGTCAGTTCCACGAGCAGTTGCTTTACGAGTAATCTCGTTAGCTTTCTCCTCTCCTACTTTTTTTCTCCACTTAGCAAACTTTTCTCTACTCCAGTGAGAAGTTACAGAAGTGATTGATACTAATTTTAAAAATTCATCCTTATCGGGAACTTTATAAAATCTAACACCATCAATAGTTTCTCTCTCTAATTGAGGGAGATCCGTTTCTACATGATTAAACATTACATAGACATAGCGTGTTTCGTGGTTAGATACTCCTTACAGAGTCCAGAACGAACGATATCTTCAAGACCAAATTCAATGCAGGAAAATGATTCCATTTGCTGCAATATTCTCATGAAGTCAATGATACCATTTCGTTCTTTATCTCTGGTTAGATCAGATTGAGTGGCATCACCACAAAACATGATCTTAGTATCTTCACCAACTCTTGTTATTATACTATCTAATTCGTGAAAATTCAAGTTTTGACATTCATCCACTATTACAATAGCATTATCTA